GGCCTAATCTTACAAAACGGTCGTTCTTGATAGCTTGATTCATGTGCGATTGTCCTGAATTCCACCAAGCTCCTCTTCCGTTGACAGAACTCTTCCAAGCTCTTTCGGGATCGATTCCAAGTTTCACAAGGTTTCGCTCCCTCGTTTTCGGTTTCTTCCATGCTATCCAGATAAGTTTCCTGAGATGATGTCGGATTCTTTGGTCCATTTCTTCCCAGTATTGCTTTCTGTCGTCCAGACGATAGTAGTTCCTCCATCCTCTAAGGATTGGAGTAATAGCTTTAATCGTCCATCCTAGTGAAGTCCCCCGCGCAGTGTTAAATATCTTGTGTAGTTTCGCCCACAGCCTCTTTACGGACTTTTGTGCCACGACAATACGTGTACAGTCTGCTTTCGA